ATGCGTTGCGACCCCCGCACTGTGAGTTATTGACCGATTTTTAAACAGGTGTAGTTAATATGTAGTTTATTTTGTACTATTTGTTATAAATAGACTACAGTAAATGAATGTAATTAGCTTACAAGATTTTGCCAAATTGGCAGAGATTGAAACAAAACAGATATCTGTCTATTTAAGTAGGGGCAAAATATTTGCAGATAAGATAATTGGAAAGGGTAAAGGCCGTGTAGTAACTTTTGATTGCGATCATCCGGCAAACAAAAAGTTTCTAATGGACCGGTCAATTCTAGTTGGGAACAAGAAGCCAGACACTGTTGAAAATACAGATGATCTTTCTCGCGTAATTGATGATGACTCAGATTTAAAAGATCTGCATACTCCTGAACAACCTCTCCCAGCATCTGCACCTGAAGGAAAGAAACTATCCGGTTACGAGTTGGATGTTCAACTGAAAAGAGCTGAGCTCGGGTTAAGAAATCAGAAATCAGAAGTAAATAAACTTTTAATCGCAAAAGCAAAAAAAAGACTCATCTCTACAGACATAGTCGGGCGGGCGGTTTCCGAAGTTGTGCACCGTTACCAGGCATCTTTTGTACAATTAACAGACCAGCTGATCAGGGACACTCTTAATTCTATCCAAGCAGACAATAAAATACTTACTGAAGCTCTTTCCAGGTTAACCGATATTGCGAATGAGGTAGGCGAACGTGCAATTACTGAAGCAAAAATTGCAATTGAAAACAGTGCATCAGACTCAATATCCCTTGCAAAATGAAAAACATTGATGAAGCATTCCCTGTATTGGAGCAAAAGGAACAGATTGATGAACTGTTTTCGCTATTTTACCGGAAGATTACCAAGGAACTTCCATCGGAATGGGCCAGTAAATTCAGAGTACTTACCAGCGATGTGACTGCATTTCCGGGGAAAGCATCCCTCGATAGGTTTCCTTATTGGATTGAACCTCTTAACCGATTATCTCCTGATGATCCGACCCACATACTCACAATCATGGGAGGGGCCCAGATCGGAAAGTCAACAAACTTCATTGAAAGCGGGATTGGTTACATTATAAAGAATCATCCCGGAAACATTATACTGACATCTGCAGATAAAGAACTTTCACGTGGGCAAATGAGTAAGAAGATTGACCAGATGATTGCCAGTTCCGGGTTGGCCTTCCTAATCCGGCCAAATACAATGAAGAAACGAAACCTGAAGACTGGTGACACGGATACCATGAAGGAATTTCCGGGAGGATCTCTGACTGCTCAATCAATAAAAGCTGTGGATAAGATCCGACAGAATTCTTTCAGGTATGGTTTCTTTGATGATTTTGAAGCAGCGGTTCGTTCCGAAAAACAGGCAGGTGATATCATCGATCTAGTTATGATGAGGTTCAATTCCTTCAAGGATAAGATGAAGATTTGTTTTATATCCACTCCGGAGATAAAGCAAACATCTTTGATTGAACCTGCATTTCAAATGGGAGATCAAAGATATTACTTTATGCCGTGTCCACTTTGTGGAGCTTACATCCGGTTTGAATGGTATCTGAAAATTGAAGGAGAAGAGAAGCTTCATGCTGGAGTTGTGTTCGAGAAAGATGAAAATAATCACCTGGTTGAAAGTTCTGTTGGGTATGTATGCCCAGAATGTAAAGGATTTTTCACGGAAAAACATAAACGTGACATGCTGGCCAATGGGGAATGGAAACCGACCGGTATTCCATCACGGCCAGATTGGTTAAGCTATCATATTTCTGGTTTATATTCACCTCCCGGATTTTTTGACTGGACTCATCATGCCCGTCAATGGCTTAAGATTTTTCCAGGCGGAGGTATAGTTAAGGATTCTAGCCTGCAGGTTTTTAATAACCTTGTACTTGGATTGACTTATGAAGAGAGAAAGAAGGAAGTAAATGCTTTGTTGATTTCAAGAAATACAAGGGATTATCAAATCGGAACAATCCCAAAAGACCTTTCGATATCGGACGGGAACGGAAAGGTTATGCTTCTAACTTGTGCATGTGACTTGAATGGAACCGAAGAGGATGCTCGTTTAGATTGGGAGCTACTTGCTCATTCTTCCGGTGGCTCTACTTATTCAATCGACCACGGAAGTATTGGTACTTTTCAACGCGGATCTACAACTGAAGAAAGAGAGAAGAAATCATATTTCCATGGTGTACCAAATACAGTTTGGGATGAACTCCGGGAGGTTATTAAGAAAGAATACCATCCAACTCCTGATGGGGAGATTATGAAGATTGCAATTTGTGGAATTGACACCGGTTATTTTACCCAGCTGGCTTATCAGTTTATTGACACCGGTGTTACAGGTTGCCACATTGTCGGTCTTAAGGGAGACCCTGAAGAAAAGAACCGGAGGCTTTCAGCTGATACACCAATTTACCGGGAGGCCCGCGAGAGGAATGATCTATACTGGGTACAATCAAATCAAATTAAAGATACGCTTTCCGAATGGATGAAACTTAAATACCAGAAAGGATATCCACAACCGTCCGGGTTCATGAACTATCCAACCCCAGCGGATAATAAATATACCTTCCAATATTTTGAGCAGTATGAAGGTGAATCCCGGAAACCCGTATTGAATACGAACGGTATTGAGATTGCTTTTGTTTGGGAAAAGAAGACCCAACAATCTAAAAACCACTGGTGGGATTGTCGTGTTTATAATATTGCATTGCGGGATATTTTCATTAAAATAATCTCAAAGTCTATGAAAGTTCCGATCACGTGGGGGGATTTCTGCGAGCTTATGAAATAAAAAATCAATACAGTTAAGGGATATGTGATTATATTAACACCCTTCTTAATTGATAAAAATAAGTTGTAGAATATAGTGCAAATATAATGCGCTAATGTTTTACGATAATCCGGCTGAATATCTCAACGCTGCTCCCGACGTTATAACCCGGATTAACAGACTCACCACCATTATCAACAATCTGGAAACTTGTGCCGTTAATGCTGCATCCAATGCTGATGTGCAGAATTATTCCTTTAATGACGGTCAAAGTACTATATCCACAAATTATAAATCGCTTGAAGAGATCACAAGATCAATCGAACTATTCGAGAAAATAAGAGAACGTCTTATTAATCGCTCACAGGGAAGATTAACAATTCTTCGGGACGCTGATATTTTACCAAGATACTGATGGGAAAAATAGGAAGCTACATATCAAACAAGTTACTTACTGCCATATTCAGGCAATCAGGATTTCCTTTCTATAATGGTAATGCTCCTTTAATTGTTTATCAACCTTACAATGGTGAAAAAACACCTGGAGAGTTAGGCGCTGTCAAGAATTACGTTCCCGATTTTGTGACACTATCTGCCAGGAGCTGGCAAGCATATACCGAAAGTGAAATTGCCCAATTAATTATTCATAATTTTCTTTTATGGACAATTGGTACGGGGTTAAAATTCAAAGCGGAACCTGAAAAAAACATTCTTGAACAATCCGGAATTAAGGTTAGTATTTCTGATTTTATAAAACTTACGGAGAGCCGGTTTAATTTATTCCTAGATTCTCGTAGGTCAACTAATACAAGGTTAAAGACTTTTCATCAATTAGCATTTGAGGCGAAGAAACATGCCATTATTGGAGGAGACGTTCTTATTGTTCTTGATTACGGACGGCCAAATGATAATGTAAAATCAGTTACGGCCCGGATGATTGATGGTTATTATATTCAGGATCCAATCAATAATATAAATTCTGATAATAATAATAAAGTTTTCAATGGTGTAGAGATTAATGAATACGGTGAACCTGTAGCTTATTGGGTACTCATTGAAGACATGAAAGTTATAAGGATTCCCGCACATACTCCAACCGGGTCCCTTCAGGCTTTCATGGTATATGGGCTTGATTACAGAGTTGATACTTATCGTGGTATGCCACTTTTATCAGCAGTTCTTGAAACTTTAAAAAAGCTTGATCGGTATAAAGAAGCAACTGTAGCAAGTGTGGAAGAGCGGGCAAAAATACCTTTTACAGTTGAACATGCTCAATATTCCACGGGTGAAGATCCGTTACAAAAGTTAAAAGCAGCGGCTGGACACGGATCAGATACTGGAACACAGCAGATCACAAACGAAATCCTAAAAGTTACTGCAAGTAATATTGCTTATACTACCGGGAAACAGGTTTTCAATATGCCTATTGGGGCTACAATGAAAAGTCTGGACAATAAGAATGACCTGTACTTTAAGGATTTTTATTTTACAAATTTCGAAGTTCTTTGCGCAACTGTAGGAATTCCACCTGAAGTTGCACTCAATAAATATACAAGCTCTTTTTCGAGTTCTCGCGGAGCAAATAAGAACTGGGAACACAAGGTCCTGTACGAAAGGGAAAAGATTGACCTTGAATTATACCAGCAATTTTACAATTATTGGCTTGAACTTGAGATTTATAATAACCGGATACAAGCACCAGGATATGTAATTGGTAGAAACTCCGGGGACTTTATGCTTATAGAGGCATACCAGAAATGCCGTTTTATTGGTGCAAAAATGCCGTTTATCGATCCTTTAAAAGAGGTTCAAGCGGCACGTGCAAAACTTGGTGATCAAATTACTCCTCTTGCTACCTATGAACAAGTAACAGAAGAATTGAACGGTGGAGACTGGTCAAATAATATTGAACAGGCAAAGATTGAAAGGGACAAGGCAAAAGAGTTGGGTTTCGAACCAGGTTATGAAAAAGAGCCTATTGAACCCAAAGAACCCGAAAACGAACCTAAAGATTAATCATCATGAAGGAACTTATGCTTTATTCTCATTTGGACCAGTTATCTGCAGAATGGCTGATAAGAGAACTATCATGGGTTGGTGAAGATCAGGTTTATTCAATGAGGATGTATTGTCCCGGTGGAGATGTTGAAGCAACCTGGGGGATAATTGCAAAAATGCAGGAACTGAAACAGAAAGGATGCCATTCGATAGCCAAAGTAGACGGCATGGCAGCCAGTATGGCCGGTGTATTATTGTGTTTCTTCGATGAGCGTGAGGCTTTAGATGTATCCAATATCATGCTTCACAGGGCTATAATGGCTGAACGGGATTCAGAAGGTAATCCGATTGAAATGACACCGGAAGATATTCAATACCTGGCAAAAGTCAATTCAGATTTAAAAACAAAGTTGAAACAGGTTATTAATGATGGTATTCTAAAGCAACTGAAAGGAGTAACAATTGACTATTTGTTCAATAAGAAGGAAAGAATAAACTGTTGGTTAAATGCAGATGAAGCCAGACAAGTAGGTTTAGTAACAAAAGTGGTTACGCTTGATGCGAGCACTTCACAATATATGGCTAAAGCAGTTGCGGCATGTTATGACCCAACTCAGAGGCCTAAGGCCACGGCGGCCACAGCCGGTAACAATCAAACAAATGCTATTAAAATGACAGCAGAAGAATTCAAAAAAGAGAATCCGGAAGCTTATGCAGCCATTGTTAAGGAAGCAGGTGAGGCCGCTGAGAAAGCATCCAAGGCTAAGTTTTTAGCCGCTTTGGGTGTTAGCGAAGACGGTAAAGGTATAACTACCCCTCCCACGGTTGATCCGAGCGTAATTTCGGCAGCCGTTGAAGCTACTCTGAAGACAATGGGCATCACCCGGATTGAAGGTGCTCAACCAGGTCAAACAGCAACTGCCACAGCTAAACAAGCAGCTGAAGCTTCCGAAGCCGAAAAAAAGGCCAAGGCTGAAGAAGATAAAAAGGTGGAAGCTAATCTTAAGGCCGAACTTGATACAATCGTAACAGGAGGTAAAAAATGAGTGAAGTAACGAATGTGTTGCAAACTGGAAGCCAGTTAACAACCAATTACGACAAGTCCAAGATCTTTCTGGGTGGTAACAGGTACGCAAAAGCTACCTACAAGAATACTACTGGTGCAGCTGTTACTTTACCAGCAGGTACGCTAATGGCAAAAAGGACTGCTATTGCTGTTGATACCACCAATGCCATCGGTAATCTCGTCCCATTCGCTTCAGCTGATACTGAAGGTGGTGCAATTCCTGTTGGTATCCTTGCACAGGATCTTAATGCAGTTGCAAATGGAGCCTCTGTACTTAATGTTGTCTATTGCATTGGAGGTGATTATGACCTTGATGCTCTTGATTTACAGGGTGCAGATACATTGGCAACAATTGTCAACGGAAAGGCAATCCGTGAGCATATTCTTGCCGAAACTCAACTGATCGGAGTTGTTGTCGATCAGCTGTCCGCTTTGGACAATCAATAATCAATAAGATGCCTTTAATTCCAATTCAACAGGCAAGACAGCTCTTTACACAGAGCTTCATTGGTTCATGGAAAGAAACTTTTCCTGTTACCAATTTTCTGCGTTCGTTTTTTAAAACGAAAACCGTTCCTTCGAAATACATTTCGCTGGAAGTAACTCGCGGCACTAAGAAAATTGCTGCTGATATCCTTCGTGGAACCGAATCCAACCGTAATAAGTTTGGACAGTCGACCGCAAAGGCTTTTCTTCCACCTTATTATGCTGAATCATTCACAAATGAGGATCTTGCATTATATGATCAACTATTTGCAAGAAGCGGTGAGGTAGCTGATTCTGAACTCGTAAAAGCCGCTGCAGAGGAGGTAAGAGATAATTATCTTGAGCTTCGCAATAAAATTGAGCGAGCCTATGAAGCACAGGCAGCACAGGTACTTCAAACTGGTAAGGTTACGACTTTAACGCTTGATGTTATCGACTATAAGCCGAAAAACACCTTGATCATGACTCTTACTACAAAATGGGATGCAGCAACTCCTGAGATCCTGAAGAGTCTGAAAGTAACTTGCGATAACCTGCGCAAAAACGGAGCATCTGCTTCTGAGTTTGATGTGATCATGGGTTCATCCGCTTTTGATTATTTTATCGAAAGTAAGGAATACAAGGACAACTTTGGTTTGATGCATTTATCCGTTGCTGATTATAATCTTCCAAGGATGAATGAAACCAGTGGCGCAGTTTTCCATAATCGCATTTCGGTAGGACCATATAAGGTGAATATTTGGACATACTCCGAAAGTTATACCAACTCATCTGGTGTAGACACTCCGTATATTGATCCCAAAAAGGTTATTATCATTGCCAAATCAGCTCAACTGTTCCTGTCTTTTGCAGCTGTTCCAAGGGTTCTTACTGATAATGGTGCAATGCAGAATCCTCAGTTCGCATCAGTCATTGATCAGGGAGCTTATGTTCTCAATAATTTCGTAAAACCGGAAGTTTCTTCGCACATTTTCGAAATTAAATCCGCCGGTCTGGCACTTCCAATGACCGTAGACCACACAGCCTGTATACAAGTATTAGCATAAACTATGAAATACAAAATAAATGTTCATATGCTAACTGGCAAAAAAGGAGCAAAGCTCTATAAAGGCCAGATTGTCGACGGCAAAGAGCTGGTCGATGGTTCTATTGATCATTTGAAGTCTCTTGGTTCGATTTCCGAGGTTGAGGAAAAAAAGGAAGAATCGAAAAAGGCTCCAAAAAAGGAAGATAAGCCTGAGTAATGGGCAGAATACTAACACTTGCGCGTAATGACGCTCATCGTATTTTAAGCGAAATGGGGTATGAAACTGCTATTACATTCACCCAGGGTGAAGAAGTGGTAGTGGTTAATGGACTTGGTTTGGTACATCATCTATCTTTTGACACTGATGGAGCCATGGTTAATACCAAAAATGCCCATATAACGGTTAGTGAGCAGGCTCTGATAAGTGCCGGAATTACTCCGCGCAACTCAAATGGTGAGGTTTTTATGCGCAACGTGTTAGTGTCTTTTGCCGATTCTACAGGTACCGTGAAGCAATACACTGTGAAAGAGAATTATGCGGATGAATCTTTGGGAGTAATCGTTTTAATCCTGGGGAAATATGCTCAGTAACATCATTTCCACACAGCGCTTTGAATTGATCAGGGATGCCATTGGCCGTGTTCTCACAGCTGAATTGGCAAACCAGGTTACTTTAAATGAGGCTGAAGATGAACTGGGTATTGCTGTTAATATTTATCTTGAAAGAACATGCCCTCTGGATAAAGAAGAACTTCCTGCAATCAATATAGTGTACTCTGATACTGATTTTACTGATGAAACAACATCAGTCACCAGCCGTGGGGATAATAAATACTTAATTGAGTGCTATGTTAACAGTGCATCCGATGCAACGGATAGTGGTGATAAAAAAGCGGCCATTTTACTGTCAAAGATTATGGGTATGGTTCGTGCAATTCTTATGAATAATCGGAATTTATACCTTGATTTTACAGAAAAATTTATTCAAACACGCCGTATTAAGACCATAACACGAACAAAACCTCGGATAACCAACGATGCTGAAAATATAATATCCGGTCTTCTGGAGGCTCATTATTTCGCAGAAGAGGATACAGAATTACAGACTGCAGAAATTGGGACTCTTTTGGATACTGTTGTAAAGCTTCATGATACTGACAAGGGTTACAAGTACGAAATTGTAAATACTTAAGAAAATGACTATGATTTCCGATGCCGTAAGCGAAGCTGCAAGATCCGCAGTGGTAGGATACAAAGTGACAAAGGGCGATTATGCACTGACATCACCGAATCTTCCCATGAGGGTTGCAATTTTGGCTGAGGCTAATACCGATAAACAAACGGGCCTATCATTAGACCCATTTGTTGCCACATCGCTTGCGAAGGTGGCTGAAAAAATGGGCGTAGGCTCCCCGGCTTATCTTGCCATGAGGATACTTCGTCCTTTAAATGGAGGTGGACTTTCCGGGATACCTACTATTATTTATCCGGTTGCATCGGCTGCTGGTGCCACTGCAACAATTACTACGGTTACCATTACAGGTACATCTGCAACAAAAAATGCTAAGCATACTTTGATCATAGGTGGACGGCCATCGCTTGACGGTCAGAGTTATGGCATTAATGTTGAAGAAGGTGATACCCCCACTGAAGTGGCAGCAAAATATATTGCCGCTATAAATGCAGTTTATGGTTGTCCAGTTACAGCCGCTGCAGGTACCGCCGGAGTATTCACACTAAATTCAAAATGGAAAGGGATATCGAGTGTTTTTGTTACATCGGTTGAAACTGATAGCGAAGATGCCGGGTTGACTTATGCCATTGCCCCGGTTGCTGGAACAGGAGCACCTGTAATAACTACCGCGCTGGAAAAATTTGAAAACAACTGGAACACAATTGTTGTAAATCCTTATGGGGACAATACAGATGTTCTGGATGATCTTGAAGCGTTCAATGGACGTCCTGATCCCGAAACTCCTACAGGAAGATATCAGGGTATTGTTTTCAAACCGTTTGTTGCGTTGTTTTCAAGGAGCACAACTGATCCTATTACAGACGTTGTGGTTACTGCCAGGGTGAATGATTGCACAAATGTGTACTGTCCGGCTCCGAATGTAAGTCATTTACCGGTGGAGGTTGCCGCAAATGTAGCCAGGCTGGTTGCTGTTGTTGGTCAGAATTCACCGCATATCGATGTAAATGATAAGGCCTATCCTGATGCAATTGTCGGCGCTGTCAACATTGGCAACTATAATGATTACGAGTACCGTGACTTAGCCATTAAAGCTGGGTTATCCACTGTGGATTTTGTTGGCGGTGATCTTGTAATTAAGGATTTGGTAACTACCTATAACCCGGCCGATGAGGTTACGCCACAGTTTAAGTATGTGCGCAATCTTATCCTTGATTGGAATATCCGGTATGCTTACAAACTACTAGAACAGGTGAACGTTGTAAATCATACACTGGTACCTGATGGTACTGTTGTAAGTGCAGATAACACAGTTTCACCGGCCCAATGGAAGGGAATTCTTTATAAAATGTTCGAATCTTTGGCAGATCGTGGATTGATTGCAGATGTAGATTTTTCGAAAGATAGTCTGCAGGTAAAGATTTCATCCACCAACCCTGACAGGTTCGAAACATTCTTCCGCTATAAACGCACCGGCATTGCCCGTATTGTATCAACCACCGCCGAAGCTGGATTTTATTACGGCGCTTAAACTCTGAATTATGTCATTTATAGGTTGTGATTTTTTGCAAATTGGAATAAAGCACCCTACGCTTGGAAGCGTAACGCTTTATCCGAAAGCCGGTGAAAATGGTCAGATTGAACCGGGTGGTTACACTACTGAAAGCGATCCGAAAGGCATAACCGGTAGCGGTGAAGCTATTTATAAACAGACAATAGGAAGATGGGTTGTTGAGACTCCTCCGATTGCCTGGAAACGTTCGGGCGTTGATACTCTTAACCAGGTTAAGAACATTGCAAATTCTTTTGAGGAGAGCGATTTCACTTTTGAATTAGCAGATGGAACTATCTGGGTTGGTAAGGGAAAGATTGTTGGCGAAATAAAAGGTGCCACTTATGATTCCACTATCCCCTTGAAAATGGAAGGTGGCGGGAAGCTTACCAAAATATAAAAGAAGTTGATAAAAGACATGCCGGGTGAAATGCCCGGCATTTTTAAACCTACATAAGAAAATGGAAAAAGAACTTATTTCAATCGAAGTATCAGAGAACGAATGGCGTACATTTTTGACCGAAAATGATGCCGAATCTTTAATCCCAGGTGAGTCTCCAAGTGACGAAAAAGAACGGGAAGAATACAATGCAAAAAAGACAGGTTTCTCCAGGGTGGTTAAGGCTATAAGTCGTGGCCAGGTTATAATTGAAAACGGAGTTATAACACAAAAATTACAGTATCCAATTACCGGAAAAGACAATGGAACAGTAGTGTTGGATAAGCTGGTATTTAATCAGCGTGTTGCAGTAAGAGACCGGGAGGATATTTTTAAAGGTGTGAATAATAAAGACTCCGGAGAGGTTCTATTGGCACAAAGAAAGTTTTGTGCAAAACTCACAGGAGTTGATATGATCCTATTGGGTAAAGTAGACCTGAAGGATGCAAAGATATCTGATCAAATCGTTTCCGTTTTTTTTATGTAGAGGGTAGGCGGGCATTCGATGCAGCTATCAGGTCGGTTGTTCGAATGTACCGCTTCACCCCGGAAACGCTTGATGAATTGTTTTGTGATGATTTGGATTTTCATGGCCTGTATTACTGGTACAATGATGCAAAGGAATATGCAAAAGAACTGAATTCAATAACCTAAATGGGAGCAACATTTTCAGCATCGGCAATATTTAGAGCAGTTGATATGATATCAGCTCCTGCCCGGCGTATGGAATCTTCAATGCAACGGTTCAGTAGCGGTATTAAGAATGTTGAGAAGAGTATAATTGGTCTTGGTGGAGCATTTGCACTTGGAGCCCTGGTTAAACAGAGTGGAGAGGCTATTGTTGAATTTGATTCTTCAATTGCCTCCTTAAAAGCAATAACCGGATTAACAGGAGAACAATTTAAACCTTTTAAAAAGGAAATATTCTCCATAGGGGATGCAACAAAAAAGAGTTATGTGGATGTTGCAAAAGCAATGGAGCTTATAGGATCTGCTCAACCTGAATTATTAAAGAATTCAGCAGCCATGGGTCAGATGACAAAAGCATCAATACTTTTAAGTAAAGCATCCGGAATGGACCTGACAGACGCTACAGGATCCCTTTCAAAAGCGCTCAATCAATTTGGAGTCGGAGCTGATCAAGCTTTAAAGTATGTTGATATACTTTCCACATCTGAACAAAAGGGTACAGCTACCACAAATCAGATTGTAGAATCATTACTTAAAGCTGGTCCTGTAGCTAAAACATTAGGAATATCGTTTGATCATACCAATGCTATCATACAGGGTTTTGCAAAGGCTGGTATAGTGGGATCAGAAGCCGGTACTCAAATGGCCTCAGCCATGTCAAGATTAACACAAAGTTCAAATCGAAACTTCAATCCGGCCGTTGTGGGTGCAACAAAAGCAATCGATAATCTTTCGAAGGCTCATTTGACCTATCCACAATTGGTTAAAATGTACGGCATGGAGGCAGCCAGGTTTATTGCCACTCTTATAAATCAGAATGATGTTGTCCAAGGACTAGCCGGTAACTTATATATAGAAGGTAATGCCATGGCACAAGCTGAAGAAAGATCAAAAGCTTTCAGCCTTAGAATTACAGAACTTAAAAACAGGTTCAGTAATCTTATGATCACCGGTAATGAAACATCCGGAGCCTTAAATTCTTTTGGCTTTGTGATCAAACTTATTACTGATCACCTGGGATTACTCATGGCAGTTGTGGGTGGAGTTATTACATATTATGTGGCTTATAGAGCTATTACAATGGCATTAACGGCTGCTACATTTATTAAGAATGTTGCTCTTGGAATATCAATAGCGCTCCACAATGGTAATGTATTTGCTTTAAGAAAAAGCCTAGTTGCAATGAATGCCTATAAGGTCATGATGGGTATTGCAACTGCAGCTCAATGGGCATGGAATGTCGCCTTATCGATTGGTATGTTGCCATTAACATTAATCATAGCCGGTATTGGTGCCTTGGTTGGAATTATAGCAGGTTTGGCTAAACGGTGGGATGGGATAAAACAAGCATTCCAGGATGGAGGATTCTTAGAAGGAATAAAAGCAATTGGGAATGCTCTTCTTTCGGTTATACTTAAACCAATTGAATGGATATTAAAAGCGATTGGAAAAATGACCGGGGCAAAATGGGCTACTAATATGGCTAGTTCGATTGGTGATTTTCGAGGAGGACTGGACAAAGGACTTTTAAAACAGGACAATACTTCTCCTGTCAATAAAGATGCCTCTGTATTAACCCAAAAGAAGATCCTTGAGAATAATACCATGCAGAATGTCCAGATTAATATTGATGATTCTACCGGGCGAGCTCGCGTGGGAGGACAACTTCAACCAGTTCCAATTGTAGTACGAAATACGAAAGGATTCTGATGGATTTTAAACTCATAGAAACCGGCAATGGAGGAGACCTTGTTTTTGAGGGAGGTGATATCAGGTTAACTGCTGAGGTTTATAACCAACCTTATATTGCTAGGTTTGGAGGGAACACAGAAGCGTCATCTACTGATCAGTTTAATGAAGGTGATGAGCGGGGCGACTGGTGGGGCAATGATCTTCTTCTGGCCAATGTTCCAAATGATCAACTTAATTCCAAGTTCGAACGATCTCTGAATGAAATTGAACTATCCAGTTCCGGAAGGATTAAACTGGAACAAGTTGCTGCAGCTGATTTGGATTACTTGGAAGGGTTTTCAGACAGGGAATCATCTATTAAAATTACCACTGTGGATAAGATTCAGTTGAATGATAAAATCTCACAAGGAGGAAACAGAAGTTTTGAGTATTTATGGACAGAAGCTAAAGACGAAATACTTGCGGAATGATTACTATACCAACATTATCTGAGTTAAATGCCGCAATATCGGCTGATTTTAAAGAGCGGTTTTCGATATCATCTGAGAATGATTTAAAGCGTGTTCTTACTGCACTTTCAGCATCAAACGCCGCGATGTTGAAACTGTTTTATCTTGCTTTAGCAGATGTACAAAATAACCTATGGCCGGATAAAGCTTACAGTGAAAATAACGGAGGTACCCTGGAGCGTTTTGGTCGGTTAAAACTTAACCGTAATCCATATCCTGCTATTCAGGGGGTATATATTTTAGAAATTTCCGGTTCTATTGGGGCAACTCTTCAGTCAGGCACTCAATTTAAAAGTAGTGCGGACAGTACGTGTCCAAATAAATTATTTACCACAACTGAAACTGTTGTTTTAACTGCTACGGTTGGAACAGTTCAAATTTTAGCCGACCAGTCAGGAACTGAATCACAACTTGCACCTGGTGATGTTCTTTTCACAGTTAATCCTATTACGAATATATCCTCAATAGCCACAGTAACCGAGGTTGAAACTATTGCTACGGACGCTGAAGATATTGAAGCTTATAGGGAACTTGTTCTGCAAGCTTTTAGGCTCGAACCTAACGGAGGGTCAGCCTCTGATTATGTGTCGTGGGCTATGGATGTTGATGGTATAAGAACCGTTTATCCATATACTACACCCGGAGTTTCAGGAGTAGTTTCTATTTATGTTGAGGCTACAGAAGAATCATCACTTGATGAACACGGAACTCCCTCACAAGCTTTAATGGATGCATTGTGGAAGCCGGATAAAACAGGCGTATTTGAGATTGATCCTGATATAACACAACCACTTACCAGTAGGGGGAGAAGACAATTGGGATTATCAGATATTACTATTGCTCCTGTAACTCCATTACCTGTTACAATAACAATAGTAAACCTGAAACTGCAAACAGCTGCAGTACAAACATCAATTCAGAATGAAATTGAAAAGGTACTTTATTATAAGCGGCCTTTTGTTGCAGGTGTTGGAAATATCAACGATAAGAATGACACTTTGTATCTATCAGACGTTATTGCTGCCATTCAGAATGCAATAGAAGTTGGGAATACATTCGATGATGTTGCTGTAAATGTTAATGGTCTTGGTATTCCTTTTCAATTCATTAATGGCAATATTCCTTATTTATCTGAAGTAATTTATGATTAACGCCGGTACTATATTAAAGCTCAAAAAGCAATTATTGCCAACCGGCCGTGCTTTTAAAGTGCCGGTAGGTGGTAACTTTGAAAAGCTATTAACCGGATTAGGTGATGAAGAGGCCCTCGCATTTAATACAGCAACCGGTATTCTGGATATCATTATACCTGATAACGATAATTTTACCTTAGAAGACGCGGCTTATTGGGAGAAAGTATTATCAATAAGTTCATCGACTTATGATACTATTGAAAACAGGAAAGCAGCAATTACCAGAAAACTACAGTTTCCTGTTGGAGCAAAAGGCAGACAGCATAAGTTATATCTT